CATTGGGGGAGGGGTCAACTAAACAATGAACTGATTCTCGCAGGGAGATCGCATCTCTCTTTCAAAGAGACGGTTCACAATCCAGGAGGTATGTTATGAAGAAGACGCAGACTCTACCCTTTTATCAGGGATGCACCAATGGTTATTATTATGCTAGCTCAGGTACGCTGAAACCAACTACGCCAACTTGGCTTACTTGGAATACAGCGGAACAGTGGAGCATAGGTGTAGCAAATGCTACTGCCTACAAAGCTCCGCCAGCTTGGGTGGGTAACCAGGTGTTTGAGTCTACGACCAGAAAACGCCCGCTGTTCAACAGTTGTAGCAATTATAAAGCTACAGGGAGGATTATACCTTTCCTCATCGTTGGACGCGTGTATAACAAGCCGACAACTCTATATTTTTATATGAGATGTTATATGCTTGGTATACCCGTAGGGGCGAATCAGTCACCGTCATTACAGGCGATGCATTGGTCGTTGTGCGATGGTGCACAGCGTCGCGCGTGGTGGAGCATGCAACCTAGGTTTGAGGGAGAAGTCGAAGCTCTTAATTTCCTTTTTGAGCTAAAAGACTTCAAAGATCTTGCTAGGCACGCTATGCGGTTTAACTACCGCAATATATCAAGCGAGCTCGGCAAACTCAAATCCTGGGCTGCCCGGCAAATCCGTACTTCAAATTCGGATGGAGTTGTTCGCAATCTTTGGAAAGCGTTCAATGCCGGCACTCTGACAGTTGCCCAAGCTACCCTAATTAAAAACTTTGCAATTGACCCAACAGTCTCTGACTGTTTGGCCATACATGCACAAGCGGGTACGCTAGTTGATGAGGTACAACAATCGTTCTTTGAACGTGGAAAATCCGTTCAAAGGTCTTATTACTCTGAGAAAATCTCAGAAAACGACAGTACTAACGTCGCCAGTAGTTCTTACTACTGGATAAGTCGAGGCGATTACTCATCACTGACCTTCAACGCTACCATCGAGTATCTTTATGATTACAAGATGCGTGAGCGGGTCGACGCTTTAAAGCGTTATTATGGGCTTAATGTCAACGCGGAGGTGATATGGAATATGCTCCCATTCTCCTTCGTTTGCGATTATTTTTATAAGGTCGCAAATGCACTTCGTAACATGAGAACAGATCCAAACGTTGAGCTGCGCACTGTGCAGTACGCTGAAAGCTTGCTGCAACGCTCGTCATCGGGCGACCACTTCAACGGCGATTCTCGAGTACTAGACTTCTATGCACCGGATATTACTGGCACATATGGTCAAAATAACCTTTTGTCTGGTTATGAGAGTACTCACTTTCTGCGTCGAGTAACACACCCCAATAAAGGGGTAGCGCTACCGAGGATATCTTTACCAAGTAAACGGCAAAGAGTTAACCTCATCGCACTCGCACGCGTGCTTTGGTAACTGGCTATGAAATACTTGAGCCCGCTAAAGCATTGTATGAAGCGTCTTTTGTCTTTAGGTCCCGAGTTGTCGAATATCGATGCTGTTATTATTAATGACATCATCTACTATTCTTCAATGTTGACGGATACCGAAGATATCCAGGCGTTACTAGTTTTGACTTCATCCTTAAAGGCTAATTCAGCTTTAAGCGTCATATACGGGTACGATAACCCCGTTGAACATATAACTTTAAAGGAGAAAGACCATGGGATTACTTTCAAATCCAGTAACACTGAATGACGGCGTAGGAGATAGGATCTTTTCGTTTCGAAGCCAAGAACCTGATTCTAAATCGGTTTATGGCGTTTACATTGAGACGGCTGCTGCACTTTCTGCAGACTCCCGTATAAATGTGAAACATGATTCTAACTCGGCAACGCCGCGGCACCTGTTCCAGCGTAGTACTTATCTGGTTCCGGCCGCAGGTACGGAGCTTCTTAGGGTAACACAAAATTATACCCTTACTTGCTCCAAACTTTTTACCATAGCGGAGATCACCCCTGAATTTGTTCTGTTCAAGGATGCTCTTGCCGAAGCCTCACTCATCGACGGCCTCATGGGATCTCTCATATAATGTGGGAGATACCCTTGATTAAGACGGTGGCTGAAGCAATTGTTATTGTTATTCAGTGGATATTTGCCCTCTGGATATAGACTCCTATGGCTGGAGATTTAGATGCGTAATAGCACCAGATCTGAAAAGCCAAAGGAACCTCGCCATTCGGTGAGTGGATCTGTGGAGGTAAAGCAAAACCTCAAGGAGTTCTCAGAAGAACATCAAATTGTATTAGATTATCTTCTGGCGATTCTTACAGATTCCTACAATAACAATCCATTGTTTGGTAAGGCTGACTATGTACTTGATAGTAAAACTATCAAGATACGTTTTCATCATGAAGGTTTGAATTTTGCAACTCAAACCCTACCTCGTTTCTTTGATTGTGTATTACACTATCTTGAAACAGGCGTATCGGACTACCCTGGCTTTAGAAAAGCCTCGAGTGCAAAATACCCAGCATTCCTGCGTGGGCTAGTTGCTCCGATTTATGATGAACCAAACAGTGCTAGTACGGTCATTTGCATGAGCCAACTTTATCAGCTTTGTGTAGCCTTCAAAAAATTGGAGGGTCCGTACAAACAAGGTGTACTCGCTAAACAGCTAAGCGATTTTGTGGAGACTGATATCGAACTTAGGTATGTTGAATTCGATGCAGAGCCTAACAGGGCAATACTTCGCCATGCCAGGAGAACAATAGGTAAGGTACTAAAGGGATTAAATCCTTTTGATCCCAACCAAGCTGATTTGTTCCTGCCCCGACCGGGGCCCGGTGCAACGAACACTCCAACCAAAGCTCACACGCGTTTTCGTCCGCATGTGAAGTACACCACCCTTAACACTTGGTTCCCTTATCGGGAGTGGTTTTATCCACCCTTGAGATGGGACTGTAGCAACTTAGGTTCTGAAAAGGACCTTTGGGCTTCATTCTTGCGTTTTTACACAAGAACCAAGTACGACGAAAGACCGACTCAGAAGCCTCTTAAAGAGGTTTATGAGCCTGCCTCACGCTTGAAATTCGTTCCTAAAACGTTTAGTAAAGCTAGGGCAATATGTATAGAGCAACTGGAAACTCAATACCTCCAGCAAGCCGTGAAAAACGGCTTGTATCACCGTATTGAACACCATCCTGAAACTAAAGGAAAGGTAAACTTTACGGATCAAAATGTTAATGGAAGGTTGGCACTATACGCCTCTTCTACCGAAAAGCTCGCGACGATTGACATGTCGTCTGCTTCTGATCGGATTTCTAGAAGACTCGTGTCGTACCTATTTGCGGATAACCCAGACATGCTTGACGCAATACTGGCTCTTTCTACGAATACTATTGAGCTGCCCGACGAACTCAACTTCATCGTTGATTTCCCCTCGGCAAAATACGCGCCGATGGGCAGTGCCCTATGTTTCCCTATTATGGCTTTAGTGCATTACGCACTTATCAAAGCTATAATAGTGCTCTCCACACGTCCGCATGATGAGGCTTCTTGTGTGTATGTCTATGGAGATGATATTATCGTCCCCTCTGGATGTGCGCAGGCGATTTATGATTGGTTGCCAAGGTTTGGCATGAAACTCAATGAAGAAAAGAGTTTCTACCGATCACGCTTTCGGGAGTCATGTGGATTACATGCTTATAATGGTCATGTCATTACTCCATTGCGCTTTAAAAGCGTAATCAAACTTAAACCACGCTATAATGAGCTTA